CGTGGCGGGCGGCGCATCCGGGCGGGAGATAAGCCCGAGGCACTGGCAGATAAGATTGCGGGCGGGCGCACGGCGCACATCATGGAGTTCCCCATGACGGAACTGGACGGCACAGACCTTGTGGATGCCGCCGATCTCTATGGGGAAGAGATGCCAACACCGAGCGAATTCCTGTCTGCGCGACAGCGGAACGGAAAGCCGCTCGGTGCGGATGAGATTTTTCGCGAGACGTGGCTGTGGCTCAAGGAGCGCGGTTGTGAGCAGCTTGTGAATCCACGTCTCATCGAAAGCTACGCGCAGGCATTTGCCCGCTTCATCCAATGCGAGGAAGCAATGAGTCAATACGGGCTAATCGGCAAGCATCCGACCACAGGCGGGGCGATTGCAAGCCCCTTTGTCCAGATGGGGCAGGCGTTCCAGAAGCAGTCCAATCTGCTCTGGTACGAGATATTCGATATCGTAAAGCAGAACTGCACCACCACATTCGTCGGCTCTCCGCAGGAGGACCGTATGGAGCGGCTGCTGCGTTCGAGGAAGTAAGGAGGGAAGTCATTTGAACAAAACAACATCGGAGATGAAGCTCGTTCCGATAAGTAAACTCGTTCCGTATGCCAACAATGCACGAACACATTCGCCCGAGCAGATCAACAAGCTGCGTGGCAGTCTGCGTGAGTTTGGATTCGTCAGTCCCGTCATCATTGACAAGGACTATGGCATCCTCGCAGGACACGGGCGCGTTATGGCTGCACGGGCAGAGAACATCGAGCAAGTTCCCTGCGTATTCGTCGATCATCTGACGGAGGCGCAGAAGAAAGCCTACATCCTCGCGGACAACCGCTTTGCCCTTGACGCAGGATGGGACGAAGATATGCTGCGCGTCGAGATGGAAGCCCTGCAAGGCATGGACTTCGATGTGTCTCTCACAGGCTTCGACGAAGCCGAGATTGCCGACCTGCTCTCTCCGGATGACGGTGAAGCGCAGGAAGATGACTTTGACGAAGATGCCGCCGTGCAGGCAGAGCCTTTCGTAAAAGCCGGTGATTTGTGGCTTTTGGGCAAGCATCGTCTCCTTTGTGCCGACTCTACAAAACCCGAGTATGTAAAACGACTCATGGATGGCAAAAAGGCGAATGTGTGCATTACCGACCCGCCGTATGCGTGTAACTACACAGGCGGCACAGGCATGAAAATCATGAACGACAACCTGAAGGGCGAGGAGTTCTATCAGTTCCTGCTCTCAGCATTCAGAAATGCCTATGAGAATCTCGCAGACGGGGCTGCCATATACATTTTTCACTCGGATGCGGAAAAGGTCAATTTCTACAATGCTGTCGTTGCTGCCGGATTTCACTACTCAACGACCTGTATCTGGGTAAAACAGTCTCTTGTTCTGGGACGCTTTGATTATCAAATGCGCCATGAGCCAGTCATCTATGCATTCAAGGACACCGTAAAGCACAAATTCTACGGAGACAGAAAGCAGACCACCGTTTGGGAATTTGACCGACCGAGCAAGTCGAAACTGCACCCGACAACAAAACCGCTGCCGCTCGTCGCATACCCCATGAAAAACTCCTCGCTGGTCAACAGCATCGTCTTGGATTTGTTCGGCGGCAGTGGATCGACACTGATGGCAGCAGAGCAAATGGATCGCACGGCATATCTGATGGAACTTGATCCTGTTTATGCCTCGGCGATTGTGCGCCGTTTTGTGGCATATCGTGGAAATACAGAGGATGTGCATATCATCCGTGACGGGAAAAAGCTCCCCTGCTCCGAGGTGTATATCCCCACGGCAGAGGAGCTTGGCATGAAGGATAGTACGATAAACGACATTCAAAAAGGGCGGAAGAAAGGAGGATGAGGACGTGTGCAATGTGAAATATACGTTTTCCGAGGACGGGAGCGTTGCCTACGGGCATCTTCCTGACGGTATCGTTTTTATGGTTGACACGTCATCTTTGGATAAAATCGCCGGAATCAGCTTTTATCGCAATTACCGTGATTTGACGGGAAAAATCCTTTATGTGATGGACAGATACAGAAAACAGCTGCATCGACATCTGGTGGATGTCCCCAAAGGCTACGAGGTAGACCATATCAATCTGGACACGTTGGACAATCGCCTATGCAATCTCAGAATTTGTACGCATCAACAGAATCAGTGCAACCAACCACGGCAGAGGAACAACACGTCCGGGGTGACGGGTGTCAGCTTCTATAAACCTCGCGGGAAATATCGTGCGAGAATCAAGATTTGTCAGCATGATATACACCTTGGTTATTATCAAACATTTGAAGAAGCTGTTCAGGCGCGGAATGTGGGAATGGCTTGTATGTTCGGGGATTACGGACGGTATGATGAGGTGGAAGAAATCCCTCCGTGGATAGAAGAAGATGTCATCAACCGATGTAAACGGTTCGTGGATTTATCAATCTGCGAATCGTTTATTGATTTTGTGAAGAATGCGGCGTAATGCCAAAGGAGGTAGCACAATGAAAGTTTTTCTAAACGCAGGACACGCCCCGGGCGGGAATCCCGACCCCGGCGCATGCGGGTATGGACTGCGGGAATGCGACGTGGCAAAGAATGTCGCAGACCTTGCGGCGGGGTATCTGAGTGCCGCAGGTGTTGATGTGGTCGGTAGTCTCCAATCCGACAGTCTGCATGAAGTTGTCTCAGCTTCCAACCGCAGCGGTGCGGACATATTCATCTCCATTCACTGCAACGCCTGTAACGGCACGGCAAACGGAACGGAGGTCTGGCACTTCTACGGAAGCAGCGCAGGGGAGACACTGGCACAGTGTATCCAGAATCAGATTGTGGATGCGCTCAGAACGGTGGATCGCGGCGTGAAGGGAGCAAAGCCCGGTGTCAACGGACTGTATGTTCTGAGCAACACCAATGCAGTCGCCGTGCTCGTGGAGCTTGCATTTATCGACCATGAGGGCGATGCAGAGCTTCTTGGGACGCAGCAGGATGAATTTGCCCGTGCCATTGCGCGTGGGGTAACGGACTATGAAGGAGAGTGTTGAAGATGAAACTGGAACACATTCAAAATGAACTGAAGAATCATGTGGGGGATTTTGTACGGACGGAGGCGAAGGAAGCGACCGTCCTCTGGCTGCACGAGAAGGGACTTCCCGCAGCGCGTGAGGTGTCGGCGGCGTACACGGCGGCACTGAAAGAGAGCGCGGAGAAGGAGACGGGATGGTGCAGATTCCGTGACCGCATCTTCCTACCGCTTGTCATTGATGGGGCGATCTGGATGACGGGCAAGATGCTTGAGCGCATGACCGCGCCCCATTCTGCGAAATGATGGTATTCGGCAGTTTATCCTCCTAGATGGCTATGGTGTATACAACAGATTCTGCTTGCTAATTCTTCCCATACGAGTGATGAATGTAATGACCAAAGTACATGAAGGAGGAAACCACCATGAAGGTCAATTACAACATCCAAAAGGAAGAGCGCAAGGCGATGGTCGGGATCATCGGCAAGGTGCTCGGTGAAAAGCCCGTCTACTGCGGCGCACCGACATTTTCCTACAAAATCGGCGCATTCGAGATCATGAAGGACGGCAGCCTTTGCTTCGACGATGCCACCGATGAAGCGACCGTTGCGCGTGTGCGCATGGCACTGAGCGAGGATGGCTTTATGTCCGAGGATTGGGAGAACGAGGCTTCCTGTGCGGACACAGGGGCGAATGAGCCGATTCAGACGGAAGCGGCGGCAGATGATGAGCCGACACCGGCAGAAACGGTGGTAGAAGAACCTGCTCCAATGGAGGCAGTGATGGAAGAACCCGATGAGGACAGCCTTTCCATCAGTCTCCCGCGCAGCCTTTTCACCGAGACGGCACTGCAGAATCTGGATGCACTTCTTCTGAGCAAGGGACGGCTGATTCGCCACGCCTTTGACATCAGGGAAGCGACCTACACGCTGACCGATGACCGCATCACCTTCGCATGGCTGCACGGCACGATCACCGACGAGACGGCAAAGGCATACGCTGAGTTCATCAGTAAACTCTGCCTGATGGCACGGGCGCAAAAGCGCGTTACGGCAAAGGAGAAGATTGTGGACAACGAGAAATACGCATTCCGCTGCTTCCTCCTGCGCCTCGGCATGATCGGGAGCGCCTACAAGCAGTCGCGTAAGATTCTCCTGCAGAACCTCATCGGCAGCAGCGCGTTCAAGAGCGGACATCGGAAGGAGGCTGAGGATCATGCGGTTTCCGAGTAAGGAACAGATCGCCGCACTTCGTAAGCGGTACCCGAACGGGGCAAAGGTGGAACTCCTCGGAATGGATGATCCGCAAGCCCCACCGATGGGAACGAGGGGCGAGGTTCTGGGCGTTGACGATGCGGGACAGCTTCTTGTCCGATGGGAGACAGGCTCGTCACTCAGTCTGATCTCTGGTGTGGACTCCTTCCGCATCGTGCAGAAAGGGGGCAGATCATGAACGAGAAGGTTTTCGCACAGATCATGGATATCCGCAACTCCGGGCGGGTGAATATGTTCGACGTCCCCAGAGTTCAGCGGATGGCGTTCGAGATGGGGTTCTACGAACTGGTCTGCTTCATCGAGGAAGACCGTGCGGCGTATGTACGGTTTATCCTCACGGGTGAACAATAGGCGATAGTTTCAGCGATTCCGCACAGCCTTTCGGGGCTGTGTTTCTCTCGAAAAATAAGTGTGATTTATTTGAAATATGACTTGCTATATTCCTCGTTTAGAGACATATATGTACATGACCAAAGGGAACAACCTACACATCGAAAGCGAGGAACACAAAATGAGGAACGCAGAAGCAAGATGGCCAAAGACCACCACGATGGAGCACCTCGATGAGATGCGGTTCGGAACGAGCGGCGCGATCCTTCGCTACGGCGAGCAGATCCTTGTCGTCGGGATGGAATGCTGGGGATTCCACGCAGCCGTCTACGAGATGGTTGAAACGCCGGAGGAGACGGGACTGGCAGACATTGAATGCCGCCTGAACCTCGTCGAAGCCGCCACGGAGCTTTTTGAGGACGGCGGGCACGCGATGGCATGGTGCATGAAGCGCATCTAAGCCACGCCGAACAACAAAACAGCCCTTCGGGGCTGCTTCTCGTATTGCCGCTATTGAGCGGCTTTTTTGATGGGGGTGATCGCTTGCGGAAACTGACGGATTACAAGCCGACGAGGTTCATGGCAGAGGACGCACACTATGACAAAGCCGCTGCGGACTATGCCGTCGGCTTCATCGAGTGCCTGTGCCATACGAAGGGGACGTGGGCAGGAAAGCCCTTCGAGCTGATCGACTGGCAGGAGCGCATTATCCGAGACATTTTCGGAATTTTGAAACCGAACGGCTATCGGCAGTTCAACACGGCGTATGTTGAGATTCCCAAGAAGCAAGGAAAATCAGAGCTCGCGGCCGCTGTCGCACTGCTCCTTTGCTGTGGAGACGGTGAGGAACGTGCCGAGGTGTACGGATGCGCCGCCGACCGTCAACAGGCGAGCATCGTCTTTGAGGTCGCAGCAGACATGGTGCGGATGTGTCCCGCACTCAGCAAGCGAGTAAAGATCCTCGCCTCCCAGAAGCGCATGGTGTATTTGCCGACGAACAGCTTCTATCAGGTGCTTTCGGCAGAAGCCTATTCAAAGCACGGCTTCAACATTCACGGCGTTGTATTCGACGAACTGCACACGCAGCCGAATCGCAAGCTCTTTGACGTTATGACGAAGGGCTCGGGCGATGCACGAATGCAGCCACTCTACTTCCTCATTACGACGGCGGGGACGGATACGCAGTCCATCTGCTACGAGACGCACCAGAAAGCGAAGGACATTCTGGAAGGGCGAAAGTTCGACCCGACCTTCTATCCCGTGATCTACGGAGCGAAGGAGGATGAGGACTGGACAGACCCCGAGGTCTGGAAACGGTCGAATCCGTCCCTCGGCATTACAGTTGGCATCGACAAGGTACAGGCGGCGTGTGACTCTGCACGGCAGAATCCCGCCGAGGAGAACAGCTTCCGACAGCTTCGTCTGAACCAGTGGGTGAAGCAGTCCGTGCGGTGGATGCCGATGGATAAATGGGATGCCTGTGCCGCCCCTGTGGATGCAGAGGCATTGGAAGGGCGTGTCTGCTACGGCGGTCTTGACCTTTCCTCCACGATGGATATTACAGCATTCGTACTCGTATTCCCTCCGACCGAGGAAGATGAGCCGTTTGCCGTGCTTCCGTATTTCTGGATTCCCGAGGAGAATATTGACCTGCGCGTACGGCGTGACCATGTGCCGTATGACGTGTGGGAGAAGCAGGGCTTTCTTATGACCACCGAGGGGAATGTTGTGCATTACGGATTCATCGAGGCGTTCATCGAGAAATTGGGCGAGAAGTACAACATCCGCGAGATCGCCTTTGACCGATGGGGCGCAGTGCAGATGGTACAGAATCTTGAGGGGATGGGCTTCACCGTTGTTCCCTTCGGACAGGGGTTCAAGGATATGAGCCCGCCGACCAAGGAGCTGATGAAGCTGACCTTGGAAAAGAAAATAGCGCACGGTGGGCATCCCGTCATGCGCTGGATGGCAGACAACATCTTCATTCGCACCGATCCTGCGGGGAACATCAAGGCGGATAAGGAGAAGTCTTCAGAGAAGATCGACGGCGTGATTGCCCTCATCATGGCACTTGACCGTGCGATTCGGTGTGGAAATGATGCGTCGGAATCCGTTTATGATGAAAGAGGAATCTTGCTGCTGTGATTCGAGTTCTGACTCAGAGTGCGGCAACTTGGAGTTTCAATCCAAGCGGCTGCATGAGTTTTACCAAGGTATCTATTTTGGGCGTTGTTTTGAAGGATTCGATGCGTGCGACAGAGGACTGCGGCAAACCGCAACGCTGCGCAAGCGTTCTCTGGCTGATGCCGAGGGCAGTGCGCCGCTCGATCATCGAGGAAACGATGGCTGCAATCTCCTCGATTTCTTCCATGTTTCTGCGGCTTTCTGCATCAATGGACTTTACGTGATTCTTGTAATCTTCCCATGTTTTCATTTTCCTCGCTCCTTTTGCTGACGAAGGTAATCGTTCCGTGCTTCTTTTGCACGGGCAAGCTCTCTTGGCGGTGTTTTCTGGCTTTTCTTCCGAAAATGGTGCAGCAGAACATATTGACCGCCTGCGTAATAGAAGTAGAAGATGCGGTTGTTTCCGGGGCGAAGCTCCCATATATCATCTTCCAGATGCTTTGTAATCTTGCTTGGCAGTTTTGTTCCGTTGCGTGCCAAGAGATCGAGGTAGAAGACAATTTGCTCATATTGAATCCGAGCGTCTTTGCTTGTCCCGCTTTTCTCTCGCAAGTCTTCAAGAAAATCCCATACGTCGGATACACCATTTCTTTTCTCATAGAATTCAATCTGGTACATATTCACTCCTCTTACAGATATTTTGATGATAGCATAAAAGCTATCAACGTGCAAGGAGGTTTCCATGAACCTATTTAGCAAACTCTTCCGTTCGCGGGACAAGCCCATGAATCATCTCGGCGGCTTGTCCTTTTTGTCTGGACAGACGGCGGCGGGCAAGGCGGTCAACGAACGGACGGCAATGCAGACAACGGCAGTCTACGCCTGTGTGCGCATCCTTGCCGAATCCATCGCGGGATTGCCGCTTCACGTCTATGCCTACAAAGGACAGGGCAAGGAGCGCGTGCCGGAGCATCCGCTGTACTTTCTGCTCCACGATGCGCCGAATCCCGAGATGACCTCCTTTATATTTCGCGAAACCATGATGAGTCACCTTCTTTTGTGGGGGAATGCGTACGCACAAATTTTGCGGGATGGCAGGGGGCGTGTCCTCGGACTCTATCCTCTGCTCCCGGACAAGATGGAGGTCAGCCGTGACAGTCGCACAGGCGAACTCTACTACACCTACACGCGAAGCACGGAGGAGAATCCGAACTTCAAAGATAAGGGGCAGATTCGGCTACGGCGTGAGGATGTGCTGCATATTCCGGGACTCGGCTTCGATGGTTTGGTCGGCTACAGTCCGATTGCTATGGCGAAGAACGCCATCGGCATTGCGCTTGCAACGGAGGAATACGGCGCGGCATTCTTCAAGAACGGTGCACGTCCTGGAGGAGTGCTTCAACATCCGGGGGTTCTGAAAGACCCGTCGAAGCTCCGTGAGAGCTGGCACGCCGTCTACGGCGGTACGATGAACACGGGCAGGATTGCCGTCCTCGAGGAAGGCGTGAAGTATCAGCAGATTGCCATACCGCCCGAGGAGGCGCAGTTCCTTGAAACACGGAAGTTCCAGATCGACGAGATTGCGCGGCTCTATCGCGTGCCGCCGCATATGGTCGGAGACTTGGAGAAATCCTCGTTTTCGAACATCGAGCAGCAATCGCTTGAGTTCGTCAAATACACTTTGAATCCGTGGGTCGTTCGTTGGGAGCAGTCACTGCAGAAAGCATTGCTGACGGACAAGGAGCGGAAGGATTACTTCATCCGTTTCAACGTGGACGGGCTTCTGCGCGGAGACTACAAGAGCCGCATGGAGGGATACGCCATCGGGCGGCAGAACGGATGGCTCTCCGCGAACGACATCCGCAGCCTTGAGGACATGAATCCCGTCGAAGCGGAGGAGGGCGGGGATCTCTATCTCATCAACGGCAATATGACGAAACTGAGGGACGCAGGGCTGTTTGCCGGCAGTCAGAAGGGAGAAAGCGATGAAGCGTAAATTTTGGAACTGGGTGCGGAACGAGGGAGAGAAGCGTGTCTTGCTTCTGGATGGCGAAATCTCGGATGAAACGTGGTGGGGCGATGAGGTCACACCTCAGATGTTTCGCTCCGAACTGAATGCCGCCGAGGGAGATATTGACCTCTGGATCAACTCGCCGGGCGGGGACTGCTATGCGGCGGCGCAGATCTACAATATGCTGATGGAGTATAAGGGAAACGTCAATGTCAAGATTGATGGGATTGCCGCATCTGCCGCATCCGTCGTTGCAATGGCAGGATCGACCATCGAGATTTCGCCATTGGGGATGCTCATGATCCACAATCCCATGACCGTCTCCATAGGGGATACACACGAGATGGAGCGGACGATCACGTTCCTTGCCGAAATCAAGGAGAGTATCATCAACGCTTATGAGATCAAGACGGGGCTGTCCCGTGCGAAGATTTCACGGCTCATGGATGCCGAGACGTGGATGAATGCAAAGAAAGCGGTGGAGCTTGGATTTGCGGATTCCGTTCTCTATGCGGACGCTCAACGTCCTGTGACCGATACGGCAGACGGGCTGATCTTCTCCCGCGCCGCCGTCACAAACTCTCTGCTCTCGAAATTCGGGCAGGGAACACACAATGTCGATGCAGAGCCGCTCAAACGACGGCTCTTTTCTATTTCACATTGAGGAACTAATGGAGGGACAAGAACATGGATAAGATCATGGCAATGCGCGAGAAGCGTGCAGAAATGTGGGAACAGGCAAAGCAGTTTCTGGATTCTCACGAAAAGGACGGGCATCTCACAGCTGAAGATGCCAAGGCATACGAGCAGATGGAAAGCGAGGTGCTCGCACTCGGCAAGGACATCGAGCGCATGGAACGTCAGGCGATTCTTGACGCGCAGCTGGCAAAGCCGACTGCAGCAGCAATTACCAATATTCCGGGTGCAAGATCGGCAGCCGAAAAGACGGGACGTGCGAGCGAGGCATACCGTGCGGCGATGCTGAAGGCTCTTCGCACGAACTTCCGTCAGGTGGAGAACGTCCTGCAGGAGGGTGTGGATGCCAACGGCGGCTATCTCGTTCCCGCGGAATACGATAAGCGTCTGATCGATGTTCTAAATGAGGAGAACGTCCTGCGTCCGCTTGCAACGGTCATCACAACGAGCGGGGAACATAAGATCAACATCGCCGCTACGAAGCCCGCGGCAGCGTGGATTGAGGAGGGCGCAGCACTTACCTTCGGGGACGCGACCTTCGACCAGATCGTTCTCGACGCGCACAAACTCCATGTCGCGGTCAAGGTGACGGAGGAGCTTCTCTATGACAACGCCTTCAACCTTGAGAACTACCTCATCGAGCAGTTCGGCAAGGCACTCGGCAACGCAGAGGAGGACGCATTCCTGAGTGGCGATGGTACGCATAAGCCCAAGGGACTCCTTACCTCGGCAAAGACATCCGTCACCACGGCGGCGGCAGACCTCAAGGCGGACGAACTCGTGACACTCGTCTACAGCCTCAAGCGTCCCTACCGCAAGAATGCGGCATTCATTGTCAACGACCAGACGCTTGCAAGCATCCGAAAGCTCAAGGATGCGAATGGAGCGTACTTCTGGCAGCCGTCCTACCAGGTGGGTGAACCAGACCGTCTGCTCGGCTACCCCGTGTATTCCTCGGCATATATGCCGGCTGTCGAGGCGGGTAAGACCGTCATCGCATTCGGAGATTACTCCTACTACAACATTGGCGACCGTGGGACACGTTCCCTGCAGGAACTGAAGGAGCTGTTTGCGGGCAACGGCATGGTCGGCTACGTCATGAAGGAGCGTGTGGACGGCAAACTCGTCCTCGAGGAAGCCGTGCAGACACTCAAGATGAAGGGCTGATAAATCGTCCACTTATCCATTTTATCAGCGATTTCATTGGTTTTGCGGCAAAGAGGGGAGGTGGTTTTATGCTTGTGCCGCTTGCAGCAGTCAAGCAGTATCTGCGCATTGACGGCGATGAGGAGGACGATCTCCTCATGCACTTTGCGGAAACGGCAGAACAGATTTGCACGGCACTTCTGCGCGTGAAGAAGCTGTCCAAGCTCGAAGATCAGGCGATTGTACGGGTCGCAATACTCTACGCCGTATCCTATCTTTACGAACACCGAGAGGAAGCCGACCACAGGGGGCTTGCGCTGACGCTGCGCTCGCTTCTTTTCGGTGTGCGGAAGGAGGTCTTTTAGATGAGGGTGTCCATGAGCGAACTGCGTCATCGGATTTCCATCCTGCGTCCCGTAACGGAGACGGATGATGAGGGGAATATCCTTTCATCGTCGGTGCAGGAAGTCGGTAAAGCATGGGCACTCGTTCTGCCCTTTGCGGCAAAAATCTCGGACGGATATGCGGAGAAGGTGCAGGAGGTGGATTATCGTGTAGTCATTCGTTACTGTGCGGATGTACGAGTGACGGATCGTATTCGTTGGGGAGACAAAACGCTCACACCGATTGCGCCGCCGTATCCACTTGGCGGGAAGAAGCGGTGGCTTGTTCTGGAATGCAGGGAGTTGGTGGAAGATGGCTAGATACCGAGGATTCGTCTCTGCCGAGAAGATATTGTCCGAGCTTGGCGCAGAGGCGACGGCTGCGGCAAAGGAAGCACTCGCGCACGGAGCGGACGATGTGGTCGCGGAGGCAAAGACCCGCTGTCCCGTCTATACGGGAACAGATAAGCGCGTGGTAAAGGGCGCACTCCGCGACTCCATCCATAAGCGACTGCGACGAAAGGACGGCTCCGTTTGGAGGATTGCGGCAGATGCGGAGTCTCAGGATGGCGTATTCTACGGTACACTCGTCGAATTCAGCCCACGCATCAACAAGCCGTTTCTCTATCCCGCGCTCGATGCCAAGAAGGATGGGATCCGTTCTGCCATCGTCGATGCCGTCCGTATGGCAATACGGAGGCGAGGGAAATGAGTATTGCGAAGATGGTGTATCAGGCACTTGTGTGCTCGAAGGAGCTGACGCAGCTTCTCGCTCACGGAAAGAAGAGCATCTATCACGGGCGCAGCCCCGATGCAGGGACGTATCCGATTCTTGTCTACACCGTCATTTCGGATGTTCCTGCGCTCTCGGCAGACGGCACGGAACTGGAACGCCGAATCACGGTGCGTATCCATATTCTGACGAAGGACGGACGATTTCGAGAGATTCATTGCGCCGTGCAGAACGCGCTTTTGCCACTCGGCTTTGTCCGTACACAGACGCAGGAGATTGTCGAGAAGGACATTTTCGTTGAAATTACAGACTATAAAACAGCAGTGGAGGGAGAATAAAATGCCAAGTCCAACACCAACAGGAAAGCCCGCCGGGAATCTGACAAGCGGGCAGTTCATCAACATCCAGAAACTTCATATTGCCAAGATGCTAACCGATGTGGCAGGAGGAGCGGCGACCTACGAAGCTCCGATCCCGCTCGGGAAGCTCCTGCGCAAGGTGGACATCAAGCCACAGACGAATCAAGCGGAGCTATTTGCCGACGGTCAGTCCGTGGATACGGCATCGAATACCGCATCCTACGATCTGACGTTTGACACGGCTGCTTTACCGCTTGAGTATGTCGCGTATCTCCTTGGACACAGTATCGAAAATGGTGTGATGAAGGCGGGCAAGGACGATGTTGCGCCGTACTTTGCTGTGCTCTTTCAGTCGGATAAGCGCAACGGCAAGAAGAGATATACTAAGTTCTACAAAGTCCAATTCACGGAACCCTCGGAATCTGGCAACTCGAAGCAGGAGAGTATTCAGTTCGACACGCCGACACTGACGGCAAAGGCGATCTACCGTCTCTCGGATGGGCTGTCCTACGCCAAGGCAGACGAGGAGGCGGCGGGCTTTGCCGCTGAGACGGGGACGAAGTGGTACGAGCAGGTCTGAGGGAGGAAGCTATGGAAACGCCGAAACTGCATATTGCGGGCAGGGAGATCATGCCAAACCCTCCAAAGATGAAGGTCTGGCGCGAGTTCCTTGCCTTTTTTGATGCCGACAAGCAGGACATGAATCTTGAGGTCTTCTTGGATGCACACGTCCGACTGATTATCCTTGGATTCGGACGGGAGGAAGTGACAAGGGAATCCGTGGAGGAGAATGTAGACGTTGCGAACATTGTGCCGCTGACGCGCTCCCTTTTCCGTTGGATTCAGTCACTGACGTTTTCCAAACTGGTGAACCTCCCAAACGAGGAGACGGGGAAAGAGGCGTAGTTCTTTCCCCGTACCAGAATTTACTGCGTTACTACGAGCGGCTGCAGTCCGCCTACGGGTGGACGATGCACGAGATTGATTCACATGAGATTGCGTTCCTGCTCGATCAGCTTGTAGTAACAGCGATCTGCGAAGAAAGATTGTCCGAGCGATTTATTGACGACGTGATGTAGGGAGGGAGATGGAGTGGCAAAGCGCGGACAAAAGATTGATGAACTCTATCTCGACATCGGTCTCAACATCGCACAGCTGCAGCTGGACTTCGATACGGCGGGGAAAACCGTCTCGGATTCCATCGCACGGCTCAACAGCAAGGCGAATAACATCCATCTGAAACTGGATGCCGATCTTGCCAAACTCGACGGTGTGGGGACGGAACTGGATAAGATCAAGGTGCGCCATCAGGCGATCAACCGCGAACTGGATATTCAGCGGCAGAAAGAACAGATTCTTGCGGCTGTCCTCCAATCCGCGAAAAAGAATGACGGCGTAGACAGTGCATCTTACCGTAGAGCAGAGAGCAATCTCCTGCGTCAACAGAGAACCGTCGCACAGACCGAAGCCGAGGTGCGGAAACTGAATAACCGCCTCAAGGAGAGTGCCGTGCTTTCCGGTACGCTCGGCGGACGTATCTCAGCGGGAATGACGGCGGCACAGGCGGGTGTCAAAAACCTAACGAGTGGATTCAATGTGCTGTCTGCAAAGATGGCTGCCGTTATGGCAGTCGCTGCAACGGGTGCAGGACTGTTCAATATTACGAAAGACGCGATGCTTGCGGGCGAGAACGTCTACAAACTTACACAGCGGCTTCACGTCTCTGCGGGAGAGGCGGCGACGCTCAATCGGGTGTTTCAGCTTGCGGATACGGATATCAAGAGCGTCATACCTCTGATTGCACGTCTCGACAAACAGG